GGGCCTGCGCGACGCGAACGCTAAATGGTCCCGCGTCCGGCGCGGGCCGGCCGACAGCGCGATCTTTGATCCCGAGGACAACGGACAGCCCTCGATCGCAAGCGACTTCGAGAAGCGCGTGCTGATCAATGGCGTGAGCCACAAGGGAATTTATTGGGAGCGTATCGACAAGAGCCCCGGCTCCCGTAGACAGGGTTGGGAGCAAATCCGCAAACGTCTGAAGGCCACCAAGCGACCGAAGGGCGGCTACCGGGAAATTCCCGGCCTGTTTATTTCGTCAGAGTGCGTGCACTGGCTTCGTTGCGTGCCCGTTCTGCCGAGAGATGAAGACCACGATCTCGACGACGTTGACGACGAATCAGAAGACCATAATGGTGATGAAACGCGCTATATGCTCAGGTTTGAGCCGCGCGGGATGTCTTCGGGGCGCGCTTGATATGGAAACGAAACTGACGTTCAACGCCTTTTGGAGACGAGCTATTAACACGTGCTCGCTCCCGACCTTTTGGCGAGGCCTTGTATCGATGGTCATTTTCGTGGCCCTTCGGAGAGTGATTATATCTGGAGTAGCCGGACCGCATCGTTTCCCTACCTTTAGGGGATGTGAGATATCGACGCCGGCTCTTCTTGCCGCCCTTAGTTTGGCGATACTTTTTGTCGGCCCGCGCCTTGGCGGCGCGACCCTTCGGAGTAGCTTGATATCTTCTGACGGCTTCGCGATCGTACATCCCGGCCCCATACATCGCGCGAACGGAAAGTGCAAGGGGCCTTGCATTCGAGCTAAAAGTATGGTTAACACCTGATCCCCCGGAAAAGTGAACACCCATGGCACTCCCCGACAAGCACCCTGAATACGTCGAGCAACTCGGCAACTGGATTCAGATGGCCGACACCTACGCGGGCGAGCGCGCCGTCAAGACGAAGCGTCTTGACTACCTGCCCGCCACCGAGGGCATGGTGCAGGATGGCATGACCACGCCGATGGCCCCGGGCTGGAAAGATTATGAGGCGTATCTGCTGCGCGCCGTCTATCACAACTTCGTCCGCGACGCCGTGCAGGCCATGGTCGGCATTCTGCACAACAAGCCGGCCGTGATCACGCTGCCGCCACGCCTCAAGGACATGATGGAGAAGGCCACGATTCAGGGCGAGACGCTGCAACAGCTTCTCCGCCGCATCAACGTGGCGCAGTTGAAGTTCGGCCGTTGCGCGCTCCTCGTGGACGTGCCGACCGGCGAGGACGTGAACAAGGCCCTCCCCTATATTGCTTTCTACGAGCCGCTTCGGATCATCAACTGGGACGCCGGTCGCGAGAACGAAGGCCGCAACCAACTCCAGCTTGTGGTGATCGACGAGAGCGGCTACCGCCGTGAAGGCTTCACGTGGAAGGAAGAGCGCAAGTTTCGCGTGCTCACGCGCGGCATCCCGGACAGCCTTGAAAGCGGCTGGGAAACTCCCGGCCCCGACGAAGAGTATTCGGTCGCCGTCAAGGTCAATGATTCGAGCATGCCAATCGCGGCCGACTTCAAGACGCCGGAGATCGGCGGCGTGACGCTGAAAGATATTCCGTTCGTCTTCATCGGGGCGAACGATCTCGTGCCAGAACCGGAAGTCCCCCCGCTTCTCAATCTGAGCAACCTGTCGCTGGCGATCTACCGCGCCGAGGCCGACTACCGTCAGACGCTCTACCTACAGGGCCAGCAGACCCTCGTGGTGATCGGCATCGAAGGCGGCGGAGCCGAGGACGAAGACGCGCCGCTGCGCACGGGCGCGAAGGGCATGATCGGGCTTCGCCAAGGCAGCGACGCCAAATACATCGGCGTGTCGGCGTCGGGCCTCGGCGAGATGCGCCAGTCGCTCACCACCGACAAGACAGCAGCAGCTTCGGAGGGCATATCGTTCTTGGATGTGGGCAACGCTCGCGGCGAAAGCGGCGAGGCGTTGCGCATCCGGGTTGCGGCACGCACCACCACGATCTCTTCGGTCGCGCAGGCGGCCGGAGCCGGCCTTGAGCGCGCCCTGAAGTATGCCGCCGAATGGGTCGGAGACAATCCCGACGACGTTAGCGTCGAAGTGCCGAAGGACTTCGCCGATCAGACCGTGCAGGGCGCGGCGCTGCTCGCGTTCATGCAGGCCAAGCAGTTGGGCTTGCCGCTGTCGCTGAAGTCGATCCACGGCATGATGAAGGCCAACGACATGAGCGACCTCACCTTCGACGAGGAGAACGATCAGATCGAGGCCGAGGCAGAAACGATGCTCGGCGGAATGGTCAGCCCCTACCAGATGAACCCGGTAGACGACAACTTCCTCGACGGCGACAATCCGCCGGACCTCGATTCGGCCGGCCCCGGCGGCGGAGGCGGCGGAGCCACGCCACCGACGCCCGGTCAGCCACCGGCTGGCCCCGCTCCAGTCGCGCCTCCCGCGCAGAACGTCCCGGTGACGCCGCACGTGCGCGGCTCGCCGACCCCGCTGAAGAAGCGCGTCGGGCCGAAGGGCGCCTCCGCAGGTAAAGGCGGCAAGGGCAAGTAAATGGCTGACATCGCAGCGACCCATATCAGGGCGGCATTCCAGCACGCCCTCAATCTCCTCGACAATAGCGAAGCGGCAGTACGCGATGCGATCGAGAGTGATTTGATGGACGTTGCTGGGCCGAACGCCATCATCAAGGGCAAAAACAAGAAGGCGATCGTCGAGGGCCTGATGAAGAAGATCGCCGTGATCCGCGTCAAGGCGCACAAGGAAGCATTCAAACATCTGAGAGCGACGCTACCCCATGTTTAACAGCGCAGAGGCCAGAAACAATCATGGAGAGTTCGGGACGACGGATGTCGCGCTCAAGGGACCGACGCCTGCGCACCCAAACGTGCAGGCCGTCCCTACTGCCCGCCCTATTGAACCCGCTGCTCACGCTGGGTCGGATTCGCCGGAAGCCGCTGCTCTTCAGGCTGCCAAAGTCGCGAACGGATATCAGCCGCTAGAGGGCCTGCCGCAGAAGCCGATTCAGATCGCGGGCCAGTGGTACGTGCCCGGCCCGATCGGCCGGCTGAAAGACGCGGCGCAGTCCTACATGGATGCGGCGGGCCTACCGTACCATCCGCCGACCGACTACGCGAAGCTCGACAAGGACCGCGCGGCAGAGATCGCCAGAGCGTTCGACCACGAAAAGAACGACCCGACCGACCCGAAGGTGCGAGATAGCTACGAGGCGATGGTGAAGGAAACGCTGGCACAGTGGGAGACGATCAAGGGCACTGGCCTGAAGGTTGACTGGGTCAAGCCCGGCCAGCCAGACCCATACGCGGCCAGCCCGCGCCTCGCCGCGATGGACGTGAGCATGAACAATCATTGGTGGGGATTCCCCACCGACCTCGGCTACGGCAGCGGCATCAAGGGCACCGAGAGCGACCCCAAGGTCAATCCGCTGCTCCGGCCGACAGGCGAGACGATCGCCGGCCGCGCCGTCGTGGCGAACGACGTTTTCCGCATCGTGCATGACATGATGGGGCACTTGAAGGAAGGCAATGGTTTCCGCGCCGAGGGCGAAGAGAACGCGTGGCGCTCGCACGCCGCGATGTATTCGGACCTCGCGCGTCCGGCCATGACCAACGAGACGCGCGGGCAGAACTCGTGGGTCAACTTTGGACCCTATGGCGACAAGAACCGCACGGCGGACGCGGCCCATACCGTTTTCGCTCCGCAGAAGATCGGGTTGCTGCCCGAGCGATTTGTGAACGAAGGCCGATGACATACGACCCAAACGAAGCACGCGATCAGAGCGGCAAATGGACGACCGGAGGGGGCGGCTTTGGTGCCCATCCCGAGGGGCCGTACATGGCCGTGGAGAAACCGGAGAACGCCGAGAAGGCGGACACCGTCGCGCGTATCGCCGCGCAGGTTGCCAAGAAACTCGACTTCGACCCTAGTGGCATCAACATCTCGGATGAAAGCAAGACTTTCGAGTTGAACGGGAAGACGCTGAATTACGCGGGATGGGCGACACGACCGCCGGAGCCGCATCTGAGAACCGACCCCGATGGGTCGAAGCATGTTATCGGAGGCGGCATTGGCACCGTGACACTGTTCACCCCGCATGTCGGAAACGATCCGGCGAGCATCGCTGGCGTCGCGGCGCACGAGATCGCGCATCAGAAGTTCAACGCGCTCCTGAGCGACAAGAACATTGACAGCCTCAAGATGCCTTACGACCCGGACTACGGCAAGGACTCGGAATGGGTAACGTATGACCCGACCAACCCCGCGCACGCCGAGATGAAAACGAACGGAGCTTTAGTATCTTCACCGCAGTCGGACGGCACGGTGAAAATCCGTCAGCCGGGCTTCATGCGCCCGGACGGCACGCTCAACGAACCCTACGCGAGCAAGTATCCGGCCTATCAGGCGTACACCAAAGCGATGATGCCAATGATCAAGGACTTCGCGAAATCGGACGGAGTGTCGGACTATAGCAAAGAGTATTGGCAGGGCGTGCAAACCCCGAAAACGGTCGAGTATGTGAAGGACACGGGCGAGAAGGGCACATATAGAACACAGAGCATCCCGACCGAAAGCGCGTTCCATGAGACGCTTGCGGAGATCACTCGGCTCAAATACTCGGGAGACACGATCTACCATAAGAAGCTCGGCGAAGTAGACGGCAAGCCGGTTTACTTCTCCACCAGCGCGAAGGGCCTGAAGCCAGAATGGAGCAAGCTCTACAAGGCGGTCAACGAAAACTGGAAACGACGTAGCAAATGATCGAACGTCATACCATCGATGGACGCGACGCGACGGTTGCCTATTTTGACGACCAGTTTCAGCCTGTCGCCGATCTATCGAAGCCGCACAATACGAAGATTCTCTTCGATGACGGGGAAGTGGTTTTTCTGTCCTCGCCGCCGCCGCCGCCGCAGCCGCTCGATGCGACGCGCGATAGCGGTCAGCACGACGGCGAAGGATTCGATAAGCATCGCGCGAAGCACGCGCCGAAGAAACTGCACATCTACGGGAAGTCGCTCGGCCATTGGGCGCGCGACATCTCGGGTCAAGAGCTAACGCGGATACGGGCCGCGATCGACCTCGGCCTGTCGGCCGGCGACGATAACACTGGAATTGCTCACCGCGTCATTGGTAGCCGCAAGCATAACGGCATCAACGGCGCGACTGAGATCACGAGGCAACACATCCTCAACCTCGGTCGGGGATACCTGCGCAAGAGAAAGAACCGCATGGGCGGTGCTTCATCGGATGTCCGCTGAAGTCAACACGAGAGGCTACTATGAAACTGCAACCATTCTACGCCACCGCTGAAGAGATTCCGGAAGGCTATGCGGAACTCTACACAGAGCGCAACGGCCGGTTCGAATTGACCGGCGTTGAAGGTATCAAAACCCAAGGCGATGTCGATCGCGTGACTGAATCCCTCCGTAAGGAACGCCTCGACCACAAAGCCACCAAGGACAAGATCGCTGCTTTTGGCGATCTTGACCCCACCGAGGTCCACGAGAAGCTGGAGAATTTCGACAGCATCAACGAGCAACTTGAAGCTCTGAAGTCGAGCGGCGTTGGCAAGCTCGACGAAGAGAAGCTTGAGCCGATCATCCAAGCCCGCATCAAGCAGGCGATCGGACCGCTCGACCGCAACGTTGCTTCCCTCCAGAAGCAGCTTGGCGCGAAGGACCAGTTGATTGCCGCCAAGGAAGGCGAAGTCAACAATCTGAAGAACACGATCACGACTGGCACCGTCGAACGCACTCTGCGCGAGGCCGCTGTCGAATCGAAGGTGATCGCCCCGGCGATCAGCGATGTGGTGCTCAACGGTACGCGCATCTTCGAGTTGACCGACGAAGGCAAGGTCATCACGCGAGACGTTCCGGGCGTCACCCCGGGCCTGACGCCGAAGGAATGGCTGAAGGACAAGCAGGAGTCGTCACCGC